GATAGAGTAGCTTGTGGTGTAGTTGCCATTGTCAATGATGAAGCACTTGTTGGAGCACCTTGATAGATGTCTGATACAAATCCTAATCGTTGATATGGTTCATACATTTGTTGTAATTGTTGTCTGTATTGCGCGTCTAGTACGTGTTGACCTAATTGTTGTTGTCTTCCACCAGTTTGCATCAAAGTACTAATGTCTTGTCCTGCAAGTCCTTGTTGTTGTGCACCTAAAGCTGCTTGAGTTTGTGCTGCACCACCATAAACTTGTTGTGCCATTTGTTGTGCTTGTCCGTATCCTTGAGCTAATGATTCTCCTACAGCTGCTGCACGTTGTGCATCTAATTCTGCTGCAGTAATTCCTTCTCTTGCTCCACCAAATGATCCTGTTTGTACTGCTTGTGCTGCACGTTGATTTTCTGCTTTTGCAAATTGATCTTCAATTCCTTGTGTTACGTAATCTTGATAAGGATTTAAAAAATCTTGATAAGATGTTGGATCTGCTGCTTTTGCCGCGTAAGCACCTGCTTGTTGCATATATGGTGCATAAGAACCAACTCCTTGTGATGCTAAATTAAAAGCTTGTTGTTGCTGTGGGTCAAATGCTGCAATTCCTTGTGTTGGTATTTGTATTCCTTCGTATGCGCCTGTTTCACCTTGTGCTAATTTACCAGCAATATCCATTAACCCAAGCTTACGTGCTTGAATTTCAGGTGCCTCCATTTGATAAGTTTGTTGCGCCGTTGTAGGAGGTGCTCCTACATTAGGATCTCCAAATCCTGGTAAACTCATAATTTTTTCCTATATGTTTTGCTAGATATTTCCATACCTAAACGTTTTGCCATTGCATCAAATTTATCTAATTTGCCATTTGTTGATGGTTCAAAATAAACTTCGTTTGCTTTCATTGCTTTAGCCCATTCAATAAATTTTTTCATCATCGTCATAGCAACCGCGCTACCACGATATTCTGGCAATACACAAATTTCATTTTCACGAGCATATATTTTATTCATAAATCTATACTCGCCAAGATGACCTATCATAAAGCCAGCTTTTTGACCATCCTTTATCCCTATAATACCAAACATATAGAGAGGATTGTCTATGATTCTGTGAAGATATTGTTTTATCTTCTCTTCGTCATATTCTCCTTCACCCCACTCAGACTCCGCAAAGATTTGTTTACCAAACTTTGTAATCCATTCAACGTCTTCAACGTTGAAAAACTTCCAATTTATCATCCACGCCCAACATAGTTCATCTCTCCAGGTGTTTGTGAATTAGGATCTAATGAATTCATCATTGAATACATTTTCCTTGCTCCAGCATAGCGATCTCCACCGCCTAAATTTTCTACAGCTTTCGCTGTCATTACAAATTCTCCATCACTTAACATTGCAGGTACATCATCAGATGTCCCGGTGCCTGGTCCCATGGACTCTCCACCACCACGCATATCCAAATCAGTTATGCCACCAGTTGCTTGGCTTTCTCTTAAAGCTTTATCAGTTGGTGCACCTGCTGATCCAGCTGGTCTCATCTTTTCTCCACTTCCTGCTTTTATACGTGCTCTCTTAGCATGTATATTGGCCCATAGACCTGCTTTAGCATGAACTCTGCCACCTTCATTCATCATTAATTCTCCATCATCCAACATACCTTTTATCATTTTTTTTATGTCGCGACTTTTTCTAAGACTATCTAATCCTTCTTCAGTTAACTTTTCATTAAAACTAAAATCATACTTATCGCCGTCAATATCTATATCATAAGTAAATCCTTCATCTTCTGTTCCAGGATGTATATTACCTCCTCTATCATATTCAGGTCTTTTAATTGATCCACCACGTGCTGATTTTAATCTACCCATTAATTCTTGTAATCTTATTTGAATTTTTTCATAATTTGGGTCATCTTCTGGAGTCACAATTCTTAACGATTGTAATGATTGTAGTTCCGCCATTTCATCATCTGTTAATCCTGCAAGTTCTAAATTTTCAAATTCATCTGCAAAAGATGGTTCTGGTAATGCAGGTATTTCCATAATTGGATCTGATCCTGGTCCTCCTCTTTCTCCAGTTGGAGAATAAAGATCAGGGTCTGTGTAGTCTAATGTAGCTGATCCACCATTATAGTATTTTGGTCTTGATATCATTCCACCTTCAGCCACTCCAAAATAAGACTGTGGTGTTAAAAAGTTTTTAGGGTCTGCTACATTGTAGCCAGCTATTTTACTTAATCTCGCAATTCTTCTTTCCTCTTCTTCTTCAAGAAATCTTCTTTGTTGCATCATTCTTTGTTTGTTTGCGTCAGCTTGTCCAAGCATCTCGGAACCTAATCCAATTGCAGCCGCTGGATATGCTAACCCTTTAATTCCACCTCCAAAACCAAATATTCCACCTTTACCTGCTCCAAAAAATCCTGTTCCGCCCATTTTAGAGCCAATCATTCCACCAATGCCACCAAGAGCAGCACCTGATAATGCACCTTTTAAAAAGTTACCGCCACGTGCTCTAGATGTTAATCCACCTATTAAGGCACCTATTCCTATTGCACCTAACACTATGAACTTCCTCCTAATATATCCGGTAATTTATTTACGCTTATTGACACGTCTCTATTTATATCCTCTTGTTTTGTATCGGTTGCAGGGTCATTGATATCGTCTTGTGCTTCTTTTTCATCAGCATAAACTTTCCCTGTTTTGGCGTGCTTAACTGTAGTTTTAGTTTCTACGTCTACTACAGTGGGTATAGATTTTCCAGCTAACACGGTAATATCATCATTTATAGCCATTTTTTCTCCTCATTGCAATCATTAACTTATCTCTAACACACTTAAGATAACATGTAAATCCCCACCATTTTCAGCTTGTACCTTAATTACTTCTGATTCTTTAGCTACCAAAGGACAAGGCGAGCCAATTGAAGAATCTGCCGAATCTTGATCTAAGCTTCCAGCAGCTAATAATTCTTCTGTGGTTAAACTTTGAACAGATCTATCAGTCTGTAAGTTATAACTAACACTACTACTGTCTACTAAATATATAGATATTTTGCAATCATTTTGAGCATCTACGTTAGATATACGAATTGATTTAATAATAGCTGTGGTCTCTGAGGGCACTGTATAAAGTGTAGTAAGTGCACTATTAGATAAAACTGCTTTATAATTTGTATATACGTTTGCCATTTATCCTAAAAACCATGATACTGCTTCATCATCATCTCTAAGCGGTTCTGAAGTGTATGTATTATTAAGAGCAAAAATTAATTGTTCTAATGTTTGAATTAGTTGTGCCATTTGTGATTGATCATATTCTGGTGTTGCGTGTGGTAATAGTGGTACTGTTATTTTTGCCATATTATCCTCTCATTCCGTCTGGTTTACCATCAAATCTAAGAGTGCCATATCGCCACTTATCATCAACGGCATCACTTGATACACGCAGTGCAAGTTGTCTGCCTCTTATACGTGTGTCTTGTTTTTCTGTTGTTGTTGCAATTTCAAATGGTCCGTGTGTTGTTTGTGTTGTAGTTGGATAAGATCGTGATTTAACTGTTATATCAACATTACCTACTTGATTTTTAAAATCAGGAATAAAACGAGAAATAGATAATAAATTATCTCCATCTCCAAGATCAATATCACCTGATTCAATATGACAATTCATAGCAGAACCATCATCATTAACACCTTCTTCGTGTGCATAAACAAAAGTACGTCCAGATTTATTACCGTAGATAGTTGAAATTGTAGCTGTTGTATCACTTGAATTAAACTCAGTTGCATATGGATTTGGATAAACACCACGATCTGCCCACGTGCTTCGAGACAATGATCCAGTGTACCATAAATTTTCTGCGTAATTATAAGTCACATGACGATCTATTTGTAGTGAATCTGCTGATGGATAAAACCATATAATTTCATTAAAATCTGAATTTGATGCACAAAAAACTTCATTTAAAGCGTTTTTATTTATATCATCAAACACATAATCTTGCACACTACATGGTATTTTTTTAACTGCACCATCAAAAGTAAAGAATGAATCATTACCCATCCAGTAAGTCATACCACTAACATCAATAGCAGCATCACTTCCTACTGCGCCACAGTTATCACCTAGTTGTTTAAATCCAAAAGTAAAAGGTGGACCAATAAATTGCATTTGATATAACGCTGTATCAGTCCAAATAAGAATAGCACCTCTAGATCTAACTGCTGCATTAATTTTATTTCCTGCAGTAAGTCTTTGTGATCCAGCAGTGTTAGTTGCAGTTGGTGTCCATGTATTTGTGTCTTCTTGATCTGACCAACGGATAAACATATTATCTTGCGTTGTAGTTGTTCCTATTGTTGTTTCAGTGCCAAAACAAATAACGTGTCTATCATCACCAGATACTAACATAAAACGAGATTTAGTTGGTGCGTTAGAAACATTTGTTCTTGCTGCCACATTACTAGATAATCCTGATGATGTATCCCAATAATATAAACTACCATCAAATTTTTGTGCCAACACATCTTCACCCCAGTTATCAAGTGCCCAGTTTTCTGCTGATAATTTTACTTCTTGTGGA